AGTAGCAAATAATGGAGAAGATATGAGAGGTAAGTTTGGTAGAGTTCTTGGAGACTTCGAAGTTTACTACCACGTCGAAAACATACGAAGCTATGTAACAAATATATTAATAAAAGAAGGTCACGCCGTTCCATACGAAGGGGTAATAAAGACGAACTAATTGAACATCATAAACAAAACAGAAGACGTCTTATCGATAATGGTAAAGTAACCATACCCGATGGCTTAAGACATCTTCTATAAAGTAGTTATACCCTTCATTGGCTACACCGCTATTATAATGAAAAAGCAATAAGAGTGCAACTGTATGCCTGACATATATCTCGGCAATCAAAACTTAAAAGCAGCTGGTGTTACAGTTGAATACTCTCAAGAAGAAGTACAGGAGTATATTAAGTGTGCTACCAATCATCTGTACTTTATCAAGAAGTATGTTAAAATTGTAAGTATTGATGAAGGACTTGTACCGTTTGATACTTGGGATTTCCAAGACAATATGGTTAAGACTTTTGAACAAAATAGATTTTCTATTTGTAAGCTTCCACGACAGGTTGGTAAAACTACAACTGTAGGAGCATATATCCTCTGGAAAGCACTTTTTACAGAAGATTACAATATCGCTATTCTTGCAAATAAGCGTTCTCAAGCTATTGAGATTCTTGGTAGAATACAGCTCATGTACGAGCATCTACCGAAGTGGTTACAACAAGGCGTAGTAGAATGGAACAAAGCGAGCATTAAATTAGAGAATGGTACAGAAATACTAGCATCCTCTACATCATCAAGCGCTATTCGTGGTACATCTCAGAACTTAATTTACTTAGACGAATTTGCATTTGTACCAAACAATATACAAGAAGAATTTTTTACTTCAGTTTTTCCTACTATTTCCTCTGGTAAAACCTCAAAAGTAATTGTTACTTCTACGCCCAATGGAATGAATTTGTTTTATAAATTATGGGTTGATAGTGAAGAAGGCAGAAATGACTACGAAAGAGTAGAAATACATTGGTCAGATGTTCCAGGTCGTGATGAAGTTTGGCGTAAAGAAATAGTACGTAACACGTCTGAAGAACAGTTCAGACAAGAATTTGAATGCGAGTTTTTAGGCAGTACAAATACTCTTATTCATGCAACAAAGCTTAAAGCATTAACATTTAGATCGCCGTTATATACTAAAAACAATTTTAAATGTTATGAAGAAGCTCAGAGAGATAGAACCTATGTTATAGTAGTAGATACATCAAGAGGTTTAGGACAAGACTATTCAGCGTTTATCGTATTTGATATTACCGAATACCCATATAGAGGGGTAGGTTTATATCGCAGTAGAGATATATCCCCTATGCTTTACCCTGACGTTATATACAATGCTGCCAAGAAATACAATGACGCATTTGTTCTTGTAGAAATAAACGATATTGGTGAGCAAGTGTCAAATATATTATTTCATGATTTTGAATATGAAAACCTTTTTAGAATAACGCAAAGAAGTGGCTCACAGTATGTAACATCTGGTTTTGGAGGTGGTCGTTCACAAATTGGTGTAAGAACTACAAAATCTGTTAAACGTCTTGGCTGTTCCACACTAAAAGACATGGTAGAACAAGATAAGCTTATCTTTGAAGATTACGATTATATTTCAGAACTTTGTAACTTTGTACAGATAAAAGAAAGTTATCAGGCTGAAGAAGGTTTTCATGACGATGTAGTAATGTGTACAGTTCTTTTTTCCTGGCTTGTACGTCAAGATTACTTTAAAGAACTTACTGATAGTGATCTACGTAGGAAGATGTATGAAGATAATCAAAAAATGATTGAGCAGGAAATGATTCCATTTGGGTTTTTGGACGATGGACAAGAGGATGACAATATCATAAATATCGATACAGATAGACTTGGATGGTCGCTGCCTCCAGTGGATACAATCACCGAAAAGTGGTGATCAGTAGAAACTATACTAATTATAAATAAAAGAAGAATAAAACCCTACATAAGGAGAGAATACAATGCCATTTCAAGTATCGCCAGGCGTTAACGTCAGTGAAGTTGATTTGACTACTGTAGTACCTGCTGTCTCTACAACAGAGGGCGGTACCGCTGGTCACTTTCGTTGGGGGCCTGTAGAACAAAGAGTTCTCGTAACCTCGGAAGATCAACTTGCTGCGCAATTCGCAAAACCTGACAGTAACACCTACGAAAATTTCTTTACCGCTGCTAGTTTCCTTAGCTACGGTAATGCACTTTATGTTGTAAGAACCAACTCAACAGGTCTTAAAAATGCGCATGGTAACTCAGGTAACAGCGCTACTACGTTGATTAAAAATTCTTATGACTATGAAAATAATTATAACAGCGGTATTTCAGGTGTAGGTGACTGGGCAGCAAAATATCCCGGTGATCTCGGTAACTCGTTGAAAGTTTCTGTATGTTCAGGCACATCAGCTTATAGAAATACCTTGACTGGTACCTACTCTATTACGTCTAATACAACTACTATTACATTTTCAGCTAATCAAGCCAGTGCAATTACTGCAGGTGATATTTTAGAGATTGGTACAACGACTGGTACTAAACTAGACGTTAAAGTTTCCTCTGTAGCAGCTAACGGTACAAGTGTTACTCTAGCTTCGACATATACTGGTGATACCGTAACAGCTAATACAGCTCTCGCACGTAGATGGGAATACACAGATAATACAAGTAGACCACCCATAACCACACAGTATGCTTTGGATAACAATGGTGTAGGCGATGCTCTACATATTGCGGTAGTTGACGAAGATGGTAAATGGACAGGAATTAAAGGAACAGTTCTTGAAGTATTTGAAAATGTTTCTCTAGCCTCAGATGCTAAAGACCCAACTGGTGCTTCAAATTACTACAAAGATGTAGTAAATAATAGATCTAAGTACGTTTGGTGGACAGCTCATAATGCTGAAAATACTAATGCTGGCACTGCTGCAAGTGGTACCACATTCGGTAGCCCAGCAACTCCACAGACAGTTTCATTAGTAAATGGTTCTGATGGATCTGCAGCTACTGCCGGTGAAATTAACACCGCAATGGATAAATTTAAAAATTCCGAAGATGTTGATGTATCATTCTTGCTTGCTGCAGGTGGTGGTCAAACCGTTGCAACACATCTCATAAACAATATTGCAGAAGTTCGTAAAGATTGTTTAGTATGCTTGTCACCTCCTAGCACCACAGTAGTAGATAATGCTACTTACGATGGCAAAGAAGTTACTGATGTTGTAGCTTATAGAGATAGCTTACCATCATCAACCTATGCTGTTATGGATAGCGGATGGAAATATCAATACGACAAGTACAATGATGTTTATCGCTGGATTCCATTAAACGGAGACACTGCAGGACTTATGGTAAGAACTGACTCTGTAAGAGATCCTTGGTTCTCACCAGCAGGTTTTAATCGCGGTAACATTAAAAATGTTATCAAACTGGCTTGGAATCCAAGAAAGTAGGAAAGAGATACCCTTTACAAGAATAGTGTTAACCCTGTCGTAACATTCCCAGGTCAAGGTACAGTGTTGTACGGAGACAAGACTCTTACTTCACAACCTGGTGCATTTGACAGAATTAACGTAAGAAGATTGTTTATTGTGCTTGAGAAAGCAATTTCTACTGCAGCTAACTTTACGTTGTTTGAATTTAACGACGAGTTTACAAGAGCTCAGTTTAGAAATCTTGTTGAACCATTCCTACGTGATGTTAAAGGACGCCGTGGTATTACAGACTTCCAAGTTGTTGTTGACGAAACTAACAATACTGGCGATGTAATTGATAGAAACGAGTTCGTAGGTGATATTTACATTAAACCTAACCGCTCAATCAATTATATTCAGCTTAACTTTGTTGCTGTAAGAACCGGTGTCGAGTTCTCCGAAATAGTTGGACAAGGTTCAATAGTTAACCAATAACAAGTATAAATAAAGATACAATAAGGAGAACAAACAATGGCTTTTAACGTAAGTGATTTTAGAGGTCAATTAGAATTTGGAGGGGCTCGTCCCTCCTTATTCGAAGTTCAGATCTTTAACCCAGTAAATGCTGCTGGTGATCTGAAAACACCGTTCATGGTAAGAGCAGCTCAAATGCCTGGTGCTACAGTAGGTACTATTCCAGTATCTTACTTTGGTCGTCAAGTTAAGATTGCAGGCAATAGAACATTCGATGCATGGACACCAACAATTATTAACGACGAAGATTTCTTGATTAGAAACGCTATTGAAGAGTGGAATCACGAAATTAATACGTTCGAAGGTAATTTAAGAGCAACAGGTAATACTCCTGCATCTTATAAGTCTACTGCAATTGTAAAGCAATTTGCTAAAGACGGTACTGTACTAAGAACATATGAGTTCGATGGTATCTGGTGTTCCGATATTGCACCTATTGATTTGAGCTGGGATGCTGAAGGTATTCAAGAATATGCCGTAACATTCCAATACGACTACTGGCGTGTGGTAGGTGGTAATACTGGCACTGCAGGTACAGCGTAAATTATAATTATTGGAGAAAATAAGTGGCAAATGTACTATACCCTAAAGCTAAAGAAGATTTTCTTGCTGGCAATTTGAATATGTCAAGCAATACGATCACTCTCGCGTTGATCGATACTGACATATACACCTATAACGCTGCACATGAAGATAGAGCTGATATTCCTAACACAGCTGTAGTAGCAGAATCTGTACTTGCAACTAAGACTATAACATCAGGCGTGTTTGATGCTGATGATGCAACGTTTTCAACAGTTTCAGGAGCCAATTGTGAAGCTCTAGTTATTTACCACACTGATGTACAAGGTGGTAATACAGCATCTAGACTAATAGCTTATATTGATACTGCTACAGGGTTACCTATCTTGCCAAATGGCGGTGATATTACAGTAAGATTCTCTAGTGGTGCAAGCAAGATCTTTGCACTATAATTAGAAAAATCTAAGGTAAAGAGGGGTACTAAATATAAGGTAGTGCCCCTTTTTTTTTATTCCGAGGTAAGAAATGCAACTGTTTGGATTTGAGATAACAAGGACAGCAGCTGAAGAAAAAGAGTTACAAAATCTTCAAGCTATTGTACCGCAGAATCAGGATGAAGCAGTAACTGAAATTGCTCCTGGTGGTATATATGGTACATATTTAGATCTTGAAGCTTCTGCAAAGACAGAAGCTGACCTTGTTACAAGATATCGTGAAATGGTTCTGCAGCCTGAATGTGATCAAGCTGTAGAAGATATTATTAATGATGCTATTATTATGGAAAACAACGCTTACCCCGTTGAGATTGTTTTAGATGAATCCAATCTTTCCTCCCGCGTCAAAAAACTAATTAGAGAAGAGTTTAATAATCTTCTAGCCATGCTGGATTTCGGTAACAAAGGTTACGAGATCTTCAGACGCTGGTACGTTGACGGTAGAGTCTATTATCAATTAGTTATTGATAAAGACAAGCCTCGCGAAGGTATCAAACAATTACGTTATATTGATCCGCGTAAAATCCGTAAAATGCGCGAGCAGAAAAAGAAAACCGATGCTCGTACAGGTAACGACGTATATCCTGACATTCGTGAATTTTATGTTTATAATCCTAAAGGTTCAACAAATAATCAGATGGGTATCAAGATAGCCCCTGATAGTATTTGCTACGTTCCGTCTGGTCTTGTAGATTCAAGAAATAAAATGGTTCTTGGATATCTTCACAAGGCTATTAAACCTCTCAATCAACTTAGAATGCTCGAAGATGCTGTAGTTATATACCGGCTTTCGAGAGCACCAGAGAGAAGAATTTTCTATATCGACGTAGGTAATCTGCCTAAGATGAAGGC